TAGTCATCATAAGATGTTTCTTCATTCATCCCAGCAGTTGGCGTAAATGATATTTCACGAATATCAATAGTTTTCTCCAATCCGTATATATGGTCGGACGGAGCATACAAACTAGAAGTATTTGCAGATTCCAAACTTCTTCTTGTTTCAGAACCATCCACAGAAATTTCTCTGTATATGGATACTTTTACTCTTTCTAGTATATTAGGTTCAATTAAAATACCAGTTTGTAGCTTTGCCTTAATTGGAACTAAGAAATCCACAAATTCAGACATACCATCAAGGACAGTTTCAAATATACGAATTAATCTATTCGCATCAACTTTACTATAGAAGTTGTTGCTATAAATGTCTTGTAATTCTTTAAGTCTCTTATATTCAGGAGCAGCTATTTCTGCCGGATCACCAATCAAATTATTAATATTGAATCCACCAAATGCTCTAGAAATATTTTGGTTTTGGAAATCTGCCGGAGATATTGTAAAGCTTACAATATTAGTGCCCTTCTTAATATTCTTTTCACTTAACTTAACAATACTACTATTTCTTTTTAAAACAGGAACTCCATCTGTATCTAAATCCATTGGCTTAAATACAGGAGCAGCCGCTACTTTAACTTTGGTAGTTGTATAAGTTGAACCACCGATAGTAGGAGTATTGATACGAACTTTTCTATTAAATCTAGTATAGGCAGAATTAGATACAAATCCTTCAACCTCAATAAACCCAATGTTGGTTCTGGCAATTATATCAGATGGGTCACTAACACCATTTAAGTTAAAATATGGAGTTTCATTTGCCACGAATCTACTAGACAAATTAAACTCTCTATTAAATGATAACTGAACATATAAATTTTGAATAGACGATGTATATGTGTTACCTGTATATGAACCTGGGTCGTATGTTTGTGATATAAAGGTATCGTTTTCTACAATTTCACCCCATGCCCTAACTTCATCTACAACGCCATCAAAATTAGTTACCGATTTAATAGAACCCGAACCACCGATGTAGAAATCTAATGAAGAGGTCCACAATGATACTAAATTTGTATTTAGTGCTACGTTAGATGATGAATAGTATACATCTTCTCCATCATTTTCAACAACCGTTAAATCAATATAATTTGGGTATCTGCGCAGCATTACATCTATAAATTCATTATCAAACATTTTTTGATAGCTGCTTGACAAAACAACTGTACTGCCACTTATTACTTCAAGTCTACCATATCTAGTATCTGTTGGCATTGCTGCAATATTCAATGCTAACTTATTATCCATGTTTGCTATAGTCACATCTTGTGATATCGCAGTAGCAAAACGAACTTGCAATGTCTTAACATCTCGTAAAGAAGAAGACATCGGAACCTTAATATATGCAGCAGATTCTCTTTGGAATTCTAATCCATTACTAAATTCTTCTGTTACATAGAATGAAGAAGTAGTATTTAGCTCGGATTCTTTTACCGAAATTACTTGAGGATGTATACCCAAGATGCGTAAAAATGAATCCATTGCAGTCTTAGTTCCTCTTGATTTTAGTAAGAATATTAAGCTGTTTAAGAATCTTTTCCAAGTTTCAGCAGATACAACTCTTATTTGTTCTTGATCTGTGGTAGGTAGAACATATTGCTGAATAGAATATACACTATATGGATTTGGTAATTTAATGCCAAAGTTTTCTGCAATTTCCCATACTAAATCAATAGACATTCCTTCTTCAGGATTAAAACGTCTATCGTATATATTGGTTGGCATTTGGTCAATATATGGTTTGATATTATCAAAATAGTGACCCACTGCTAATATAAACGTTATAAATGATTCCGATTCATTATCATTTGAAATATGTGATGGAATTAAATATAACAATGAATTTTGATTTTGTTCATCAAAGCGTTGTGCAATTTGAATTTGCTCTGCTAGCCAATTAATTGAAGTGCTGGAATTAATACTATACAACTGACCAACAGAATTTTTAGGCCATACGCTAGATTCATTATATTCAACAAAATTTTCTGCATAATCAGCACTTGCTGAATATGGTGTATTATTTGCACCATAGAACAAATGTCGCTCATATGGGTCAAATGTTCGTATAATATCTTCAATCTCTAGTGCATACTGTCTAGAAGCGGTTACAAGCAATGGTATGCTTGCTAATGACCCACTTATTACAGTTACATCATCATACTGGGTTCCAAATGTAATTGGTCCTGCCAGAGTTGATAGTGAGCCTGTAGCGGCGGATGCTGTAGTTATGTATACTAATGACTGCAACGAATTTGTTTGTGCTAATTCAAGCTTTCTAAGTTTTTCCTTAAATGCGGATAGTCTTAATTCAGCAGACCCATAAAATACAAAGTTATTATAATCTGTGAATGTTTGATTTAGTTCAGTTGTATTCCAATCGTATGAATACCACTTTCTAAAAATACTATCTTCAAACGATGCAACGCCCTCAAGATTACCCACTGAACCTGTTGTTAAGTTCAGCAAGTCTAAGTTAGCTTGCACAGTTTGCTTATAGTTTCCATTAGTTTGAATCTTATTATTTCTTGGACGGAGATACGGTGTATTATCCTTTGCAGGAGCAAACGCGATTTTTACGTCATCAATAAAAGTTTTAGCTACTTCTCTACCTAAAAATATAGAAGTATTTACAGGAATATCTACAGGAACAGGAGCTGTTAATTTCAACTGCAACTGTTGTCTATTGATAGGATTTAATCTATAATTTGCAATTACATTCTGACGATCTTCCCCGTAATTCACTAATAATTTATAAAATCTATCAGGGTCTATAAATGTAGAATATGCATTAGTAATATATGCATTAATTAATCCTACTAACACCGAAGAAATATTTAGCTCAATTGGCTCTACTTCAATAGTAATATTACCGGTCGGGGCTGGGTCTACTACTATAAATTGCACCTGTATAGGAAGCCCACCGTCTAATACCGTAATGGATGTAGCTAATTGTGTTTCCGCAAATGCAGGAGGTTCTTGTGCAGGAAGTAGTTGAATTGGCGGATATCTGCATAGTGACCCGTCGTGGTAAAACGCCGTGCTATCGTAGTTGCTAGCAATTGGATTTTTACATCCGGTAGAAAGCGGTGGACGGAAAACGCAATTGCCATTGTCTATCGTTGCGTTTCTATTATAATTTATAGCATTTGGATTGGTACATCCATATACTGGAATAGCAAATTTACAGCTACCATCATCTATAGTAGCATTTGTATTATAGTTTGTTGCGGATGAAATTGTGCAACCGTATACGTGAGGTATACAGCTCCCATCATCTATAGTCGCAGTTGGATTGTAATTTTGATATCCTTGTTTTGTACATCCAACTACGCTATCTGTTGTTGTTACTGAATAAAACTCACAGGTTCCGTCGTCTCCAATTGCTAATGGATCATAATTTTTTGCACGCGAATTTGTACACCCCAATCTGTGTGGGGTGGTTGCATATTGACACAATGTATCGTCAAACGTAGTTGCATATCTATCGTAATTAAATGCAGTTGGGTCGCCACATCCAATTCTACTTTGCTCAACTGGTGGGAGAGATAGTGCTCTAATGCTTGTCATTTATTAAATCAAGGCAACAGATTGATCATTTCCACCGACAGTATCACCACCACCTCCGCCCCCACTACCACGATTTGCCTGGCAAGAACCATCATTTCTAGTAGCCCGTGGGTTGTAATTTATCGCAGATGGGTCGGTGCATCCGAAAATGTCTCCGCCACCTTGTACCGCAGACTGGCAAGAACCATCATCTCTAGTAGCCTGTGGATTATAATTTACGGCAAATGTATTAGTACATCCAAAGATTACTGGCGGTGGGCTATCAACTCTAACACATTTATTTGTGTTCCATTGCGAAGGAACGCCTGGGAATGATGTACAACCCAGCGGAGTTGGTTGTCCATTTACCAATACATTAACAGTTCGCTGCGCCGTTCCTGCCCAACCATTACCAAGAATCTCCGAACATGCAGTCGATACATCCGTCATATTACAATATTCTTTCGGCAATACACAAGAATTATCATCTATAGTTGCGCTTGGGTTGTAATTTGTAGCTGCTGGGTTAGTACAGCCATATACACCTACAAACTCATCATCGCAACTTTCTGTACACCCACCTGTTTCATTTTGTGCTTGTACAAGTCTACAGGTGCGTATATATCCAAATTTATCTGTTCCTGGTGGGTAAACAGTTCTACTGGTTACTTTGCCTACTTCATTACACACCACGAATAATACATCAGGTGGACGCAAGAATCTATTTACGATAATTTCTACAGCACCTCGCTCCGTAGAAATATCTCTTACTGGAGCAGCAGGACGACGACCTGCTGCTTGTGCATCGCCTTCTAATTGATATTCGTAGGCAATTCCATAATATGTAGTCTCGGTATATCCATATTCTGTGTAATAATATCCTCTAACGAAATTATTAGCTGCGGTAGCTTCCTGAAAATTTTCTTCTGACCGTTGTGTCATAACTTTTCTAGTGGTTTCATACGCAGGCGCAGTTTGTAGCAATACCCAACGACCTGGATTTACACAGCTACCATCTTCAATTTCTGCTGCTATATTATAATTAAGTGCCCGTGGATTTGTACACCCACTAATTTTTGGACGATATGTACATCCAGTGTTTACTGTTGCTAATGGATTAAAGTTTGTTGCGTTTCGGTCGGTACATCCGTACACAGCCGATGGCGGTCGGATGTCATCTGGGGTGATACAACTTCCATCATCTTCGGTTGCATATGGATTAAAATTAGACGCACCTCGGGTTGTACATCCTCGTATCTTTGGTGGTAGATCGGGTAGATACTGACATGACCCATCACTTACGTTAGCAGAACTATTAAAATTTGTTGCGTTAGGGTCTAAACAACCAAGAATAATAGTAGGCGGTGGGAGAATTCCAGGAACTACTGGCTCCGGAAGTAATGTAACGCTTGGTAAAATCTCGTTGACCGCAATTTTAAAATCTACTGAGGTAGTTCCCACCGGCAAGGTTTCTAAAAACGCAACATCAGATACATTGAGCAATACCGTTCTTACTTGGCCCGGGTCTAGTTCAAACGTGGAAGGAATAAATTGAATACCTGCTGCGCCAGTAATACTAGCTCTAACTCTTCTAGTATGAATATTTCTTGCGGTAAACGCCACATTTCCAATAGCAGTTCTTGCTCCGCGCAAATAAACAAATTTTAAAAGAGAGGATAAATCTTCGTCAATTTGTAGAAGATTGTTAATTTTAATCATATTTTAACCCTTATGTAAGAATAATATCTGCACGAAACATATCTTTTATCTTATTAAATTCTTCGTAAAAAATCCTTTCTATAATTAGCTTAATCTCTTGTTCTGAGACGCGATATCTAGGATAACTAATCAATTCAATTTTTATTCTTTTTTGAACTGATTCCATTAAATTATTTATAAACACTTTAATATCTTGCAGCTTGCCAATATTATCAGTTCTTGTTAAATCTAATTGTTCCCCGATTTGATTTAACTCTCTTACCACTCTATCAATAGTGATCCCAATTGTTTCGTCGGAAGTTGCTGCGCCCGTTAAGAAAATATTTTGCAATATACCATCTACATAAGGTTTACTAATAGCAGGAGATATAAAATAATTTAAATCTGCTAAATCTTTTTCAGTAGGGGTATTTTTGAAACGTAAATTAAGTTCAGTTCTACTATCGGAAATAGCATCTACTATTAAATTTCTATTTTCATAACTACCAATTTCGTCACTAAATATATTCAAAACTATCTGATATTCACCAGGTCCAATATATGATGGATATAATTCTATAAATCTATTAAAATCAAATGTGACGTAGTTTCTATACTTACCATCTACATATTTAATAGTTTTAATAGCTAAAATTCCATCAGATAACGATATTCGACGAGAATAAATAAGTTCTTCTGTAAATTTTGAATAGAAATGTATTTCTATATTATCATTCTCGTAAAACCCAAAATCTGCCGGTTCAGTAGCAAACAAAATTTGGTCAGTTGGAATCTGCGCTACTCTAGAAAGACTATATCGTTTAGTTTCTACATTAATTGGCTCTGCATAATTTTCTTGATTAGCCATTTTTATAACTCTGTAAATTGTGTATCAAATCTTGCATATGATACTTGTGGGTTTACAATTTCTTTAAATATAGGGAAAAAATATGTTTGCTTACCCTCAAATTTCTCTCCCTCGTCACTTAAAAATAACACAACGGTATCATCCAAATCTAATTTTATAGAGTCGGATAATTCTAAATCCGTTTGCTCGACTTGAATAGGTAAAATTGGAGGATTTAATAAATCTCTATTAAGTTCAAATGTTTCAAATTGATTTAACTGGTTGTTAAATAAATCAATACTCACCAGTTCTTTATCGGGTGATTCTTTTTCAACTTCAAGTCTAGTTTGTGGGAGCGCAATTTGAATAATACTCATATTATCTTACCACAAAAGTTTCTAATGGAGAGAATAATAAAATCTCACCGTTTGATTTTACAACTTTAAACTCCAACCGATAATATCTGCCTTTATATAACGTTGTAGTATCTAGCATAAAGTAACTATTGTTATTGGCGCAGCTAATTTTATTACCTTCGGAAAAATCAGTTATTAAGGTATCTGCTGCAACATCTCTGATTCTAAAATATGAAGTTGTTGGTAGGTAATATTTGTTATCATATCTAGCCACTGCATTAAATCCATGAGCAGGATACTTATCTCTTACTACTAAATTTATAAGTTCCTTACTACCATATACATATTGTTCTTTTACGTTTCTAAATGAAATTTCAACTTGTCCAGCAGGCAGTGGTTTTAGACTTCCTGTAGAAAACACCTGATCGTTCCACACAACTGTTAATGTTGGCTCGTATACAGTATGCGTTTGCACCGAAAACACTTTCACATTTGTATAGTTAGTTTCATCCAGTGAATCTGCTTCGGATAGTGCTAAAATTATACCATTTAAATTTGAAGAAGAAATAAACGGTTTAAATGAAGTAATATCAATTGAAAAGTCTTGTAAAGGATACCCAGTTAGTGTTGCACTTGCCGAATAAGTATTACTTCTGAGCGATGCACTTACATTATTCCACACTATCCCATCTTCGGCGTTATACGGCTGCTGTATAAAGTATCCCGTTCCTTCTTGCCAAGACCCAGTGTATGGATATGCATAAATTTTTTGATTTCTAGGCAATCTAGAGGCGCTTGCAATTTTAAAGTTTAAATAAATGCTTGCAGATGGCGACCAATTAAGATAATTTGACGTATCAAATTGTATAATTGATGCAACATCTGCGCTCCCGCTATATACAGTGTTATCATCCCCTGGTATTTTTAACTTACCAATTTCTAAAATTTCATCCAATCCAGTATTTAAGGTTGGATAGCGTTCGTATATAGAAGCATCTGCTATTGGTTTTAGCGTGACTATCATTGTCTTGCTCTCCCAACTATATCGGTTTCTGGGTATCTGATTTCAAAAATGCATGGGTCTAGTGATGGATACAGTATATCGTTTACTAGTGCTTCATCTATTGGATATCTATAGTTTTGGTAATCTCTGCCATCCTTAAATTGGTATTTATTTACAATTTCTACGCCAATTACCGATTGCACGCCTTCAACCGAACCAATAGTTGACCGCAAATCTGCCATAATAACAGGCTGTTGTATCTTCCATTTATCAATATCAAAGAAGTTAGATATACTGTCAATTGCTCTAGCTAATACTTCGTTCATATTATAATTTTTATAGATAACAATATCAAAATTTACACCGATATTTACAATAAACCCGTCTAAAATATTTACTTCATCGGTTAGCATTCTATATGATTCTAAATACTTTGACAGATTTCTTTTTACCAACGAATTTAAAGTAGTTAGTTTGCCATCTCTATTATATCCTAAAACATACAAATTAACTGCATTAGGTGATACTGGATCGCTTACAAACGTTCTTTCCGTATTAGTATTTGTAGATTCTGCGGATATTACTGCATTTATCTGTTCATCTCTAATAGCAAACGCTTTGGCAACTTTACCAAATTTTGCTGGCAATGCATATGTTCTAACTATGTAGTCGTCCGCAGTCATTACGCGGTTTTGTGCGGCGAAAAATGCTAATGCGTTTTGTCTAATTTCTTCAACACTTTCACCATTACCACCGCCAGTTGCCGGTTCTTCGTTGATAATAACAACCGAATCAATTACGGCATCAAATACTTGCTGTTCTTCGGAAGTAGCAAAATTCTGAATTGGATTTGCAACGTTTAAGTTTTCTACTCTAGTGATAGTTCTGGATGGCACATTGGTTTCCATACCACCACCCACCAAATATTCAACAGTTATAGTAGTATTGGCAGGAGCTAATCCAAATGTCTCCGTACTTAAGAAATTTATTGGATTTAAAGCAGTATTTGCAATTTTTTGTTCATATGTTTCGTTTGCAATTTGTCTAGAATCCAATGTTATAATTTCATTAGCTGCGTTATCTGTACCTGACCCAAATAATAGCTCCATCTGTAAATCTTCGGTTACTCTAGTAACAAATCTTCTTGGCGAACGTGTAAAGTTAAATATTTTAGAAGGAGGAATGCCATCTTCAGCATTACCCGCTACTTCCCTTTCATCCAATAATACATCTTGAGCTAAATAATCAACCTCATTCCATTTAAATCCATCGGAGTCAGTTACATTTAAAATTGTAATTACATTACTATCAGCTAATCTAATTTTGGAAAACTTTTCAGGACTTCCAAAAGTTATCTGTGCAATCTTAACTTCTCCTGAGATTAGCTTAATCTTTTTTCTTACCAAGTATGTTGTTGGCACCACCCCAGATGTAGTTTTTACTGTTATTTCTCTATCCATTGGGTCAGCAAAATCAATATCTTCAGTTGAGCGAAATACTACACTAGGATTTGTATCACTTCTAAACGCAGAATTTGCACCAATCTTTAAATAATATTCAGAGTTTGGTTCGTAATTATCAAGTAATCCTAGCGCAGGAATAATTTGATAAATATATGCATCTACTGAAGACGCGGCGGATAATTTTGGTTTGTATCCTAATCCTTGTGAAATATTTATGATATTTTTTTGTTCATCTGCGTATAACAATAAGTTTTCTTTAAACTGATTGTCAATATAAAATCCTAGAACATCGCCAACATAAGCAGCAAGTTCAATAAAAATCATACCTGGGGATGATTCATTGAAATCTTGATATGAGTCTGGATAATAGGACTTAATAAAATCTATTAAATTTTGACGAAACTCAGGAAATGTTTTATTAAGATAATTTACATCTTTTACATTAGGGCTATAATTTCGTCTAATTGGATTTGGTAATGACATCTAATTACTCCACATTAAAATCAGCGACGGGTATAACAATTTCATCTTCTAAATCTGCATTTTCTCGTATTCTATACCGAACATACAAATTTATTGTGTGTCTATCTTTTGCAAGAGCATCATTACCCGACTCGATATCAACTTGCAATAATTCTAAATAGGGCATCCATCTGTCAACTGCTTCAATAACAGAATCTCTAACTCCTTGAACTGTCTCAGGAGTCCATTGTTCAAATATATACTCCCAGATTCTGCACCCAAACTCAGGCAGAGCAACTCGTTCGCCTAGTCTAGTCATAACTAAATTTTTAAAATTAGACTTTACTTGTGGCAAAATTTCAGTAGAAGACTCAAAGTAGCCAGAGTTACCTCTTCTGAATGGTAAAGTTACTCCTATACCAAAGTTCTTTCGGCGCTTTAGCATTTAATTATCCGTTTCTATTCTTTTGAACGTTATCTATAGTCTTCATCATCTGAGAATAGTCTTTGTTTAATGCCGCAGCAACATCGGCAGACACCCCAGGAGGCGCTATTCTCGCCCCAGTAGCAGCAAAATTACCAGTGGAAGCGCGTAGCATATCCCCGTCTCTAGTAATGCCCAATAAAGCTGCTAAGTCACTTCTATTCATCTTTGGCTTTTCTGTTGTAGTTTCCGATACTAATTGAGAAGGAATCTGTGAAAGATGTTCCTTTAGCATTTTAGGAACCAATCTTTCAACCTCTTCTTCTACAATAGTTCTAATATATGCCTTTAATAATTGTTTATCCATAAATCTAACCTCATCCAGTTATGTTTCGTAGTTCATTTGTAAGTTCTAAACCTTTATTACTTGCTCTACTAGATAATTCTCTAAGAGTAACACCCGCCGACTGCATTTTTGATTGAGAAGATTTAACTTCCGCTAATGTAGCTTCGGCAGGTTGCTTATTAAATTTTGCAAGAGTGTCATTAAATTCCTTAGTTTTAGCTACCTCTTCTGTTCTGGCGTTTGCAATATCAGATTTCAACTTATCAAATTGAGATTGTAATTTTTTTATCTTTGGATCATTAACTGCCGCACTACGAACACTTTTCGCAGAAGTTACTGCCGCAGTAGACGTGGCAGTTAATTCAGAGCTTTTTGCCGCAGCCGAAGCCCGTACTGCGTTGGCCTTGGCGGTAGCTTCTTCTCGCCGCTTCTTGGCAGCAGTAACGGCACTCTCACCTTCTTCTCTTGCTTTTTTTATAGCCGCATCTTTTAATTCGTTTGCCTTTTGCATAGCTTTTACTTTAGCGGCATTTTTAATACTATCCACAAAATCTTTTTTTCCATCTATCAATGCTTTGACCGTTAAAGCCATCTGTATTTTACCTGCAATTCCAGCAAAAGCCGGTATTGGGGGTTTGGAAAATGGAGAATTGCTCATATTATATAATTATTGGGAGTTTCATAATTGTCGCAACGCGCAGGGGGTAATTTTACCATCTCGTACCGGTAAAACGTATTTTATTGATCTGCTGGCTGTTATTCTAGGCTTTTTTTGGAAACATCCAATTCCATTTCTATTAAATCCACCGGATGGGTCAGATGTATTTCCTTCAATTGTGATTAGTGGGTCTATAGACATAACTATTCCTATATGGTTATATCTTCTAGATTTATTATCATAGTATAGAGCCGCAGCACCTACTACAGGTTCATCGCTGAGATAACCCAGTGCGCTTGCCCACTCGTACCAATGTTGAACAGACGATGGTCCGCCAGATATTGTTCTACCTTGCGGAGTTCTAATCTGCGGCGGTGGTATATCTGCCCCAGCATTTTTCCACCAATTTGTAACAGCCGCAGCACACCAATGAAATCCTGTACCATTTCTTCTAAACTCCCCAACATTATCTAATCCACATAGTCTGAACATTGAATCAATTACAGGATGGGTATTGCTATTAAATGGTTGGCGTTTAGCAGGAGTATTTACTGTATCAGTAATAGTTAATTCTCGCAATCCTAAATTACTCTTGGCGGCGGTAACAATTGCTTCACATAAACCACCTGCAATAGATGGTGGAGGTGGTTCTATTATATCATCAGCGGCTAACTCATTATCATCAATTTGCTGCTGGGTAAAGTTAATTTCTTCTTCCACTGTCACCGCACCCTCGGGGTCTTGTACTAATGCTCGTTGGTCCAATAGTTCAGCTTTATAACGTTCTAGTGCTTCTTTGTCCGCTGGACTCATTGGCGCAGGAATTTCTGTTATCTGTGGGTCTGTGTTATCTAAAGAAACAAAGTTATCTTTGCTATTGAATGGAGCACCTGCAAATGGAATAGGTGAATCTTGACCTGCGTTGGGTGCTACTAACTCAGAATATAACTTAGTTAATCCTGCTACTACGGCCGGTGCTAATACACCAGGACCAGCAGGTGTAATTACATGCATATTTGTGTTAATAGCAGGAGCAAATGCAGCAGGTGGGGTTGGTTGGTTTACATTTGTTTGAATACCTGCAAGTGCTTGAATTAATCTAGCAAGGAATTTTGATAAAGTTGTTCCACCTACCATTGGTTCTTTATCATCGTCTTTGCTACCAATGAAAATTTTGTTAGCGTGTGCAGATAGTCTAGTCTTAGATGTCCACATGGTATTTTTCCCAATACTAACTAGTGCATCTTCTCTTACATCTACTATTAAATTACGACCAATTCTAAATTTGCTATCAATATTAGTACTAACTTTAAAATTTTGGTCTGTATCAAATGTTATATCTTTATTTGCACTGCTATGTATACCTTCAGCAGATAAAATAAAGATTTCATTTCTCTTTGAGTTTATTATAATTTTATCTGAATTCATTAGTATTTGACTACCAATGAACTCACCTGTTGTTTCATTCGCAGACCGAAGATATGAATCTGCCGTTTTTGGCCCAGGTATTAAAGGAATACGCTGGTCAGATACCATATAAATTGAAGACGCATCTAAATTGACATCCTCATACACTAACCCCTGGGGATTATCTACATTCTTGACTTTCTTAATGTTAGATGGTTCTCCTACGCGAATTAATATATTTGGATTAAACCCTACTTCATCAGGTCCAATTTGGCTTGACCCAAATCTAACGGTATTTCCAAAGCGCCCGTGAATAATAACATCACCCTCAAAGGCTCTTAAATAATGAGAATTATTTAATGGTTTAAAGTATTCACCGTATTCATGTTCACCGGGTTGGTTTCCATTGGATGTTACGGGACTACCTGCATCTACCGCACCTTTTAGAGTTTTATTTAAATTTAGATATGCATTTTCTGTAGGTTTTTTACCAATATATAATGGCTTTGTATAAAACGGTATTTCTGCGATTATCCATACCAGAACCATTTCCCCTTTCAATGGATATTCTGTTATTCTCATCTCTAAGGGATCACACCAATGCAAATTGTCCTCATTGGCTTCAGTATTTTTCATACCATAATTAAGCGGACGAATTAATGCTCTTCCTATATTAAATCCATTATTAGTATATTCGGGATGCTTTTCATTTAAAATGACATCAATTACAAGTCCTTCAAAGAAAGGCTTAGAATATGTCTGGGCACTTTGTCCTGACAGTGCATCACCTACTATATCTGTCCCGAATGCTCTGTTTGGGTTTGGATTTCTAGTAAGCATATTACAACTTAGAACTTAAATTGGATAAATCATTTTCAATAGAAGCAACATCGTCTTCAAACGATTTTACTTCACTTTTAATATTATTTAATAATTGTAGTTTTTCTTCCTCGGTCAACATATCACCTGACGAGGTAGTTTTATTTGACACTAGTTCTAAACGTTGTACTATTTGAGCCAATCTAACAATATGCTCATCATTTTTAACCGAAACATCTAAAAACTCTTTTATAATAGGACCGATAATTGTTGCATCCTCAGGAGTTCTTATTAATTGTACTAGTTTAGTTATAAACGTAGTAATTTGACTACGTTTAGAGTCTGTGTTCTTATATATGTCTGCAAACACATCAGATAGTGTTTTGCCCTCAAATAATTCCGTCGTATACATAAATTAATTTATATTGATGTTATGTCTTCTACTATAAATAGAAGTTTATTTGTTTTTATATACAAAAAAGTTAGATGGGTCCGAGACATGTCCTGTTTGTCTGAACTCATTTAATTGTTTGAATATCATATATTTCATTTTATTAATGACCTTTGTAATATGGGAAGTTTTATAGTCGGTCATTTCGCGAATCATTAAATATAATGCTTTCTTATTGAAATTCTCAATTCTATCAATACGCTCCATTAATCTGACAACTGCGTATGCGATTTCAATATCGCGCTTTTTCTTAAAAATTCTATGTATATTAAAATTCCAGTATTGAACGGATAATTCTAAAAAGTCCCGTAAATCACTTCGTATTTCAGTTTGTCGGGTATCCACAACTAACAATTCTTCTATAGAATGTGTGTCGTCTTCTTTATCAGTTAAATATATAACTCGTTTTTCTTCTTTATAAAAATTATTATTATTTAATATTAAATAATTTTTAGCTACAATTGAAAAATAGGAGAACGCTTTACCTTTATCAGCAGTATATTTGTGAAGATTCATTACCAAATATGATACTACCTGTGCTTTAACTTCATCAAACGAACCATCCATATATGGAAATTTAAATCTATTAATTATATTTTCCGCCATTTTATCTAATGGCGCATGAATATAATCACAAAATAATTGTTCTCGTTCGTCTGCGTCAATAGATTGATTATATTTTACAATTGCCTTTTCGGTTTCATCTGTAAAGTAAACTCT